CATGCCCGGCCTGTATATTCTCAAATTTCTGTTCGGCCTTGGCCATACACGCCGATAAAACGGCCTGGTCAAATTTTTGACCAGCCGGATGGAGATTATTGGGAGGTTCCACGATGTAGACGCTGGTTGTATCTGGAACAGTTGTAAAAGTCCCGCCCGTACCCAGCACACTAAATGTACCCGTAGACCCCTCGTATCCTACTACTATACCCGATTCCCCGCGTCCGGTGCCAGAAATTATAGACAGTCTCCAGCCTATAAAATAAGCGTTGGCTTCGTCTCTTGTAGAATCAGATATTTCTAAAAACTCTGACATATTTACTCCTACGCCGGATTAAGGTCCCCGACTATCTGTGTAACGATACCAGATTCTATATCCAGTTTATTAAACGCCAGCGTATATGAAAACTCAACGGCAGTATCGTCCACCGGGTCAGGATAGACCAACAATTCATACCTGCGTTTGGGCGATAATCCTGAATCTGGTTCGTATCGGCGTATGGCAAGTAAATACGCGTCGCCCGTCGAAACAGACATCTGCCGGAGCCGGCGTATGTCGGATTCCGTTACCCAACGTAATTCCCCGTAGGACGATGAATTTTTTGGATATGACGGAACCCCATTGACCTCTCCGCCAAAATACTCCGGGAGCGGATACCTACCAACGTCACCGTTAATTGTCTCATATTTCGTGATTACAAACGTATCGGTAGCTGCTGGGGTCGTTCCACCGGGGTCGCCATTATCGGTGAGCCACTCGGTCACGGTTATGGCCCCGGTCGTGGCTGTGTAGGTCGCAATTTGGGCATAACTTCCAGCACCCGTACCAGTTAGAATATAAACCCAATATCCGGCTATTTCATCATTAACGGTATAAGTATCGGCGAGGGTTAAATCAGTAATACTCGTTGCATCAGCCGCGTCAGCCACTCCAGCCACTGCTGGCCCACAGATGGCAACTGATAGGATTCGTTTCCGCCACTGCCAACCAGCAGGCGGACCGTCGGCCATGAACGACCGTATGCCAGCGTTTACCACATCCTTAATATCCTGAAGGTCATCCTTATCTACGGGCAACATGGATTTACTGGTTCCAGACGGCCCGCGGTAGGCCGTGCCGGCCTCCTTGGCTATCTGGGTACATATTTCCTGCATTGTCAACGCCGATGTAGGTTCCATTAAAATTTCCTCAGATAATCTATGCACCTGTACAATAGAAGAATGTTGTCTTTAACACAACCCAACGCTATGTTACACCTATCACACAACAGTCCTCTAACTTTACCCGTCTTATGGTCGTGGTCCACACATAAGTTGCGTATACGGCCACAGGACTTAGCAGTTTCTCGTTGACCGCAGATACAGCAAACCCCATTCTGGGCTTGCAACAATCTAACATATTCCTCTTTTTTCAAACCGAATCTGGAACGCAAGTGATTCGTGTGATTGAACGATTTTTTGTCTGGCTGGGCGTGGTATTGTTTTCTACTAAATGAACAACTACATTGTTTACATCTTCGACTAATCCCACCTAAGCCGTTTCGGGTACTGTCTTTCCAAAAATCCTCTATCGGCTTTTCTAAATGGCACGTACAACATTTTCTAAGAATCCCTGGCATATTAAACCTCTACCTGTTTAGGGTCTGGATTCTTAGCGGCTTTCTGGTTTTCAAACAGTTCAACACAACACTTCTGGACCAACTGAAGGTCCTGGGCCAGTTGAATATGGGCATTACGCGGCATATTCACGCCTGATACTACCTGGTCGATTCTCTGTAATGCCTCTTGAATCTGTTTCTGTTCCATAATTTTACCCCCTTAAATTAAACAATAAAGTTTTACTTATAATTGCAACCCCATCCTACGCAGTATATATACTGCGTAGGACGAGGACACTTACTAACCATTTAACTTAAACAACGGACCGTTGCCCGCTGCTGTACCGGCTACTGTATGGCCAGCATATTGCGACGTATCATTCGTCGCAGTGGTAACTGCTAAAGCCGTATCTGCTGATTCGAGAGAACCGTCATGTCTCCAAAAACAACCAATACCGCCATTCTCACCCACAACAGACTGTGGGGCTATCCAACACATTCCATCATCCTGGCACCAGAAATACGTACTGGCCGCTGCCACGGGGACAGCCGGACGGCCTGCTTTCGCCAATGTGGCTGATGTCGCAGTCCGCAACGCCGAATATGGGTTGGCGAATACCTCTACTTTGGACGACGTGGTAATCGCCTGGGAAACTCCAGCCTCAAGATAAATGACCAAAGCTGCGTTTTCTGCCGAGGCGTCGTTGCCAACAATTTGCAGGAAATCAACATTGTTGTCGGTGCCATTATAAACAATGGCGTATCCGCCCTGCAACTGGTCCAAAGTCAAAGCTGCGTGAGTCGCGGCTGGTATCTCTACCACTTGAGTACCCGCCAAACCTCCACCGCTCTGGGCTACTGTGAGCGTAGTTATCGCAACAACGCCGGTGTCTGTAAATTCGCAACCATGCCCAGAAATACACGCGGCACTGGATTTTGAATATACAAACGAACGACCATCGGGCGTGGTAACTCGGTCGCCCAGGAACCTACCTGGGTCTTTTACCAACGAGGTCTTAAAAACAAAGGCCCACGGAGCCAAATCCATGTTTTGGACGGTCCCGATTGTGCCGAAGTTTATCGTTCTGTTAATTGTTCTACTCATACTAAATTCTCCTAACATTAACGGGAGTTTAGGACGCTTTGTGCAATACGAATCCGCAGCGTCTCATATTTTCGACCAGGATGTTGTGTGCCCCGTCGATGTTCATACCAAATGCGGTATGCTGCAATGGCTTCAGACTCGTTGGCGGGTCTACCTTCTGCCAATAACCATCGTGTACGAAGGGTTTGAAGAACGCTAAGTCCATGAAATACACGGGCGAATATGCAATCGGGGTGCCGTCGGACTGGTCAAGAGTGTCAAGCGGGATAATCGGAATCTTGTTGACCTTCACCAAACCGTCGTCAACGACCAACATACCGCCGAGCACTTCCTTCGACGTGGAAACATGTGCGTCGTCTTTCTTGTCAACCAACTCCATCAAACTCAGAACAATGTCCGTGGGAGCAACGGCCCGCAGTTTGGACGCCCGTTCTTTAATGAGCGGGCTATTGAGGAACGTCGGATACTTAACCTTGGTTTTAATCAGGGCTTTACGCATGGACTTCAACATAGCATTATTCACGTCAGTATAAAGGCCACACCAGTTACGCCATTTTTCCTCGGTCGCCGAATCGATACCGGCACAAACGGTACTGAATGTGCCGTCACCAAACTTCACGGCCTTGCCGTTCCAGGCACCTGCACTGGTGTTAATCGTGTCGGACGCGGCGGTTCTGAACCGGAGATAATACGGCAGGGTATACGGAGTCGATTTATCCGTTGCACTATTCGGAGCCGCAGTCATCGTTTCCTCAATCAGGTCCGCAAGGTCAATGTACATCTGGTCCCGGCGGGTCTGGACGAGGTTAATGAACCCCTTCTTGGAGTTCTTCTGTTGTACGATTTCCCACTCATCCCACGTGGCACTGGCTGTTAATTTCGCCCAATGCACGTCGATGTTGTGGATATCGTCCTTAAACTTATACTCGTCTGTCTCGAATACGCCGCAATATCTGGCCGTACCCGCGGTATCGAACTCAACTTTACGAACGATACTCGTACCGCCGTCTATTGAAACGGCGTCATTTGCAAACAACGAACACCAGAAATACTCGTTGTGGTCTAACACATACTGTATTTCCTGGTTCGGAAGGTCTTGCAGAGTAGTCTCAAGCAAACCTTCAAGGTCCTCTGGTCTATACATATTTTACTCCCTAACTGAATACTTTAGCCAAATTCTTACCGGCGTTTTCTTCGGCCTTTTGGCGTGTTTTAACGCCCGCAGCCGGAACGGCCTTGGAACTGGACGGGGCCAGAGTAAGACCGGCCTGACGCTTGGTAGCCTCGGCTTTAATCTTCGTTCTGATTGCCTGTTCTCGCACATCAGCAGTTGTGAGCAAGTGTGCACGGTCAAATGCTTCCTCCAGGGGCATCTCGATTCCCTGAGATTTTGCACCCTGTATGATGAGATTCGCCTCCTGCATAACCTTCCAACGGTTCCTTAGTTGATTGGGAGTAAGGGTATCGTCCCAGTTTCGTTTTTCCTTCGGAACGGGTTGGCCCTCGGAATCGACGGACGTATCGCCATAAAAACTTTTTAAGGCTTTAACATCCGGTCTCAAGAAGAAACCATCAATCTGTTGTGAGATTGCGGCATCCTCCTGTTGTCTCGCGACCCGTACCTGACGAGTCGCCTCGGATTCCGTAAAGGATTCCGCGGCAGGTCGAGCAGCCAACTGGGCCGCCATTGCATCAGCATTAGCCACAACTGCGGCCAACACGTCAACAATAGGGTCGCCCTCGTATTCTTTACGCAGGGCCTCGATGTCCACCTTTTTCATTTCCGGTTTAACTACCGGAGTGGATGGGGGGACCGCCGTAGCGGCGACCAATTTCATACCTGCTTCAGAAAACTTTTTGGAAAGGTTATTCTCATCACGCAACATCTTAGCAAAAGTCTTTTTCGCTAATACAGGGTCAGTATCTGTGAGTTTCTTGATATCCTCATCAGAATACTCATAATGCTTCGCCGCCCTGATTTCGGCATCTGTAATTTTTGTTGACTCATCTGCCGGCGTTTCCTCTGCGGCGGGAGCGTCTGCCGGAACTTCCGCGGGTTTCTCTGCCGGCGTATCAACTGGGGCCGGGGTAGATATTTCCGCTGCGGGTTCCGGGGTAGGCGTTTCCTTTGCCTTTGGGGTTTCTTCCGGGGTAGGTTCGCCACCAAAAATTTTGTCCAAACGGGCCTCGGCATTATTCTCGGCCTGTTCGGTTTTCAGCATTCTATCAGCCTGAACATCAATCGCCGATTCCTCGGCAGTTAACGTATCGGGCGTTTCAACTGGTTCTACTTCTGGTTCTGGCATAATCTGTTTCCCCTATAATTAAAGTTTATTCCTTTTCCATTTACAGCACACAAATACCGGCATCCAGAAACACACGTGCCTTATTCGTTTTTTACTTAGGCCGTCTGGGTGCGGGCAACCTTCTGTATGCTTTTTATAGCAGTTATGGCAACCCTTTTTAGGCAGCACCATAAAAAACTGTACGCTGTTCATTATTTCTTTTTACCAGCAGCGGCCATTGAGGCCATCTTCGCGTTTCCATATTTTTTACGGCCTATCGAGGCCGCAACAGCTGCGGGGTCACTGGCACCCGACATCCGGGCTGACTTCTCAACAGCCTTGAATCGTGACCCCTCGCCTAAAGGTTTCCCCTTCGTAGCCTTCATACTGGCCGTTGCCGCCGCACGTTTTTCTTGTTTACTTGCCATAAAATTACCTCAGTCTCTGAACCTTTTTGTCCATCCCGAAATGATGGGAATATCGTTCCTGTTCTCTAACACTATGAAACGCCACCCTGCCATCAGGGAGGACATCAACATTCGGCCATTGTTTTCTATGTTCCTCGGCCTGTTCGGGTATAATTCCTAACGACTCTGAAACGTGATAATAGTCCCCGGCGTTGGTAAAATTACTCCCCCGCCTGTGTAAGATGCCCCCACAATTACAAACCAAAAAATCAGGTTTATCAGACCAACGCGTACACTCCTTTTCACATACTTCACAGACCATAGTATATAGGGTGGCCGTTACCATTACACAACCCCCTGATTAGCACTTTGAGCAATAGCTGCCGTGGCCTGGGGGGCCGCATTATTTTCCTGACTAATCGACGGTATAGCCATATTCATCGGTGCCCCGCCATTCTGTTGTATCCCGGCCATAGTATTGGGCGACTTGGCCTTTCCAGGGTTCTGAGGCCCCATTGCCAACATAATCTTTAATTTATTCTGGAACTCTGGGTCTACCAATAGTTCCTCAACCCAATCTCCTATACCCCATTCAATAGCAATCTGAGTATAGTATTTATTTAGATTGAACGGCTGGCCAATCGCCATCAGGGTCTGGGCCGTGGTGGCCCCGGCTGGGATTACGTTAGTGCAAAATTCAAGTATCCGTTTGGACCGAACCATCGGGTCCATCTTGGTCATGGACCTGGATTTAATGGTAAACGCGAAATCAAGGAAATCTCCCATACGTAATTCTGGAGTAAGAACCAACTGTTTTTCCTCACCTCCGGTCATACGCTTGGTCATCGGTAATTGAATAAACGGGTCAGTATGGAGATACCAGGCCGTCTTACGCATGATTTCACTGGTGGCATCGTAGGTGATGTCCTGCATGTCGTTGATACCTACGCTCATGTTGCTCTGAAGGGCCATTGTTTTGGTCGCGGTCTCGTCGCCCTCAGTCCCGGTTGTGTTGCCCGACATCTGGGTAGGATTGCCGGCCATCATGTTATACCACATAAACAAGGTGTTCAACGCGGCGTCGTTCTTGGGATTCTGGCCGCCTATTGAAATCAGATTTATACCCTTGGGGTCGGTAGTAGGAATCCAGTCCCCCGTCTGGGCCTCCTTTACATCGTTTACCTCATCGGCTTGGGCTGGATTAAAGAACCCTACATCCTTCTGCTGTTCAATCTGTTCGAGGGTTTTCTTGAACACACGATTGGACGATTGATGTAAATCATACCAAATACTTACCGGGGCCACCGGGAATGGATTCCCCTCAACCGGGGGCGAATAGGATAAAAACGTATATGGCCCTTCCTTCGGGCCATTAAAATCGCCAATCTTTATAAATTTATCGCGTAATCCCTGGCGGGGGTCGCCCATCAGGACTATCTGTTGGGTCTCAGGAACATACATCTGCACAACATCGACTTCATCCTGAAGTTTTGTCATGGCATCCTTGGCCTCTTGACTCCGGGTCAGGTCGGCCAACGGATTCTGATAATTAGAACCCGATGACGGCAATAATGCAATTAGGTCGTGGTCCATTCCGGCGGAATCTAACAGCCATTGACGAGGTACAGTTACCATATCAAACAGGCATCGGGCCTCGTCGATACTGGTACAGGTGGGGTCGAATCCGAAATTATCAAGCATAACGCAACGGGTATATACCTGGCCGTTGTCGATATAAACATCGTCAATTTGTAGCAATTCGCCACTGGCTTTTAATCCAGTGCGAGTAATGCCCCACGCGAACAGGGCGTTTGTAACCCAGGCCCGGAGCGTCTGTTTCAATTTTATCTGACGGGCCACGGTATCAAGACCCATACCGAGGAGTTCGGCGTATTGTTTGTGTTCCACATACGGAGTAGTAACCAGTGTAATCGGGGACTGGGCCACAAGATTCGGAACATAACTCCGAATAGTGTTGAACACCAAATTCAGGGGTTCGTCGCCTTCAAGCCCCTTTTCTTCTCTATAATACTGGCCAACGTAAGACTTGAAGAATAGAGCACGGGCCTTGCAGAATCGGTCCATGCGGTCGAAGCCTAATTTAACGATATTCTGAATCTTTAATGGGTCTATTGCTTCGCTGGGCATTATATCGGTTCCCCGTCGTCCGACGTATAAACATCCTCGGACGAACAATACAATTCTGGTAGAACGGGAATTTGATTTATAACTGAAACCCCGCCATCAGTATATACTATCCACTGGGTACACATTAGCCCGCTCCCGCCATAGTAAAATCGAATTTTCGTCTACCGATTCGGGTCCGCCCCTTGGATTTTTTAAGCATCCGTTGGAACCTGTATTCCGGCGAATTAACCGGAATCTTTCTCTGGTCGGACTTGCCCCTCGGCATATCCTTATCTTCCAGGGTCAGGGCCGCGGCTATCACCCGGTCGCCGTGGGTTTTCTTCGCATATTGGCTCTCACACATCAGGTCTGCCGGACCAACCCCTCCAGTCGAATAATGGATATAAGTCAACGCTTCCTCAAGACAAACTTTCGACCGGCAAACATATCCGCCGTGGGCCAACACGGCATCGAGAGTCATCAACATCAGTTCCTTACTCTCACGACTGGTGTGGGCACCGTAACTCTGAGTTTTTCGGTCCACAACCTTTCCAGTAGTTTCAGCCCTGTAATAATAGGGGTAAAAATACTTCTTTACCAGAATACGTCCAAGGTCCCAACCGGGGCCATTACTCTCCCATTTCAGATATGGTTTTTTCCAGGGCTTCGGGCCGCCGAACCATAGGGCAATTGCAACTACTATCTGGGCAAATTCATACGACGGATAATTCGCGTCGGCCCATTCCCCAACCTGTTCCCCGGTTTCCTTACACTTTATCGAGATTACAGAGTTCGAGGCCCCCTGACCTTTACCCGTATCAATGCCCATTATATAACTGAGTTTCTGGTCCGGTCTCATCTGGCCGGTGGGGTCTGGTTTTAATTCGCACCAGAGTTTCAACGGGCCGTTTGTTATTTCCCTTATTGAGTATAATTCCTTGAAGTTCGTCGCCGTCTGCTTTATAATAGCTGCTATTGTGTTGTACCCAAACCATTCATTAAACCGTACGTCCATTACGTGCTTGGGTGGTTTGACATACAGGGCCATGTGATTCTCTACGTTGTTCTGTATGAAAAACGCTGTACCCGGTTCGATATCAACACGGTCAACTTCGGCGGCCATGTATTTGGGTCCGCGAAGTTCTTCCTCTTTATTATACCAGGGACTGCGAATCCTGAATTTCTTATCCTTTTCCTCTACATACCGGCCAGCACCCTTTTCGGGATGTTCGTGCCAGGGCATAACAAATACCTTTATCTGGCCACTCTTTTTCCAGATATTATATTCGGAGCCGGCCACCGCAGTTGAGTTCACAATACGGACCAGTGCAGCGTCGCGGGACGCGGACCTCATCTGAGAACCGTTCTGAACCGCACCGAACTCATCAAGTAAACATATTAACCGGCGGTCGCCCCTGGCCGCATGTTTCGTTGTCGATTCTCCATCTAACACGGACCCGGTTATCGGATTTTCCCAGTGCATGTGGGTGCGATTTTTCTGACCAAGGAAACAGTCGGGGGGTCTCATCCACAGAGGCAGGTTTTCGTTAATATAGTCGTGTTTCTGGAATAAAGCCTTCATATTCCCGGCCTTGTCTACGTACTCCTCATTGCGTGACATTTCCAGTAACATGGCCTTATCGCGGAACAGCATCAAATGGTGTAGATAAAATACACTACACCACGACGCACCCATATCTCTTGACTTGTCAATTAAAATATCAGTGCCAGTTGCCAAACAATTATCGAAGGCCCCGAATAATTCATCCTGGATGGGCCAAGTTACCATAGGTAAATCCGGGTTCTCAGCGGGTACGCGAGACCCGTCATCAAGCACTGTCCACTGAACAAAGGTCATCCCGAAAGCATTTATCCAGTATAACAGCGATTCGGCACAAGCGGCCAATAAATCTTTCTGATACCCCTCGTCGTTCTCTGCCCGGTCGAGCAGTTTCATTCTCCATTCGACATTTTTATCGAGCTTCTTAGGTATACGAAGGCCCGTCTTGGGGCAGGTCCATATTTCCTCGCCGCTGGGAAACGGGGTCGCTAATTCAGGCCGGATGATTAACTGGTTCTGACTCATTATCCTCGTCGTTCAAACGTCTGCCCACCCCCGAATCGAACTTCCCCGCCCGCCGGGCACGTTCAGGCCCTCCCTCCGGGGCGGCCTGGGCCGGTCGGCCTTCTATACGAGTAAATACCAGTTCCATAACCTTTCGGTCAGGTTCGTAAACTCGTTTCTTGACCTCGCCGTTTTCATCTGTATACTCTTCGACCCCGCCTAACGCCATTAGGTAAAGACGCCTCGCCAATACCTCGGCCTTGGTAGCTACATACGGATGCCCCTCGATTACAATTTGTTCCGTTTCTTCCCCTATATCCCGTAGATACTGAGTCAGGAGCTTTCCCGCGGCTACTCGGTCTGTGGATAGGGTCATCCAATCCTCCAATCGTGGGTCTTACGCTCGGTCAGTTTCCGGTGAACAACCCGTTCGGGCAATCCCTTCGGGGACTGGCCGTGGATATACTCGGCGGCCTTCTGTGGCGATAGCCCAGGCAGTTTAATACTACCGTGGGCCACACCTTCCATCAGGCGGTACTGTTTTTTACTGGTCGCGGGCATATACTACTCGTAGACTTTACGTAGGAACGCTTTGCTCGATGCACCAACGCAGATGTAATTCAACGCGGTCGTGCCCGCCGGGACGCACACGTGAATACTCGGCCCGCCGGCTACTGCTACCCATAACACGTTCGCGGCTGTCGCCTGGGTCAACAGACCGAGCGTAACATAACCGGACACCGCGGTAACAACATAAACACCGGGTTCTACGGTAATCGCCGTGTTACTGGTCTGGTCGAGGGTTTGACCCGACGCTGCTATCGGATTCGCTGATTCGGGTGTGGTGGCTACGTTCGAGCCGAGGGGGGTTGTTTCACTCATTGTTTTTTCCTTATAACTCTTATTCCGTTGATTCTGCGAATCTGGTCAGTGTTACGTTGTAGCACACGGACCTTTGATTGCAAAACCCCATTAACAATTCGATAATCAATTTCGTGGACCAAACCACAGTCACAACACTGGTCGTGGTTTTTTTCCCACGACTCGTCGGTCCACTCTCCCTCTACTACCTGGACGTACTTTTCGGCCATATCAGTTCAATCCGCTCACTATTCGTTTCGGGGGCGGGGTCAATAGCACGGTCTTGTGGTCCTTCCCGTCCTCAATACAGGTACAAATCACGCTAAGATGACTGATAACCAACATATCGTCCAGCGGCAGGCATCCGCGGCTTACGCCGAATATCACCAAATCGCCGACTTTAACGGACATCGGCTGGTCTTTCGTTCCCTCGCCGACGGCCTTTACCTTGCCGTAACCAATCTCTTTTTCGGTCCCCTTTGGCATCAGGATACCGCCGGAGGTTGTTCGGTCTGGTTCCCACTTTTCAAGTAAAATCTTATCGGCGTGCGGAATATATTGCATTTTAATCCCCTATAATTCGTTTCGTTTGGTCTTCTAAGGCTTGGGCTATTTTTTCTAACGACAACGGTTGGCTGTCAGCGTCGTCGTCAAACATCGCACTGAATATCCTATTCGGGATATCCAGTATCCTAAACGGTGCCGCTACCAACTTTCCTATCGCTTCGCCTATTCCGAACATACTTATCCCCTTTCACTTAAACAATTTACGGTTCCATCCACGTTCTCTGGTCTGCGTACACCGTCAACTGCTACCTGGCCATCAAGGCCGTATTATTCCAGAGGGACCGGTGGACCCTCCCTCCGGCCTATTCCACATTATCCGCCTGGGAGGACGAACTTCCCTCTACTATTACTTCAAAACGCTCCTCCAGGCGTCGATTCCGGCCATAAAAAATAAAATATATTTTTTTCGGGGCGGGGAGTCGGGGGGACCCATCGGGCTACGTTACGGGGGGACCCATTCCCGTTCCCCACGAGGCCGATTCCAGGGCCGTGGATAGGCCGCCAATCGAAAAACATGTATGGGGGCGGGTCCCAGAGGGGCGTCCACCGCCCCCACGTCCTACGGGGCAAGGGTACTACCCCCCACCCCCAGGGCTTTGGTAATGCTGGGAAATAAATAAAAGATTTTACTTGCATAGCGGGCAATCGTGTGTTATACTATATGTGAGAGCAGCCGAAGGTTAGCCGGGCACCGAAGGGGCTGGCAGTTAAGATAAGCCCGGCTTGCAATATGATATACTGTATATGGCAGGACGCGGATAACCACTAAAGCCCGGAGGCATAAAGCAAAACCCTTTAGTATGGCAAACCGCTGGCGGCTGCTGGCCGCTTCGCCTGCCTGCCATAATAAATAAACAACGAATAATTAAGGGGGATTGATGACGCTGACGAAAAAAGGCAGGTGCTAAATGACATACAACGTGGAAGCTACAAAAGACGGGATTAGCTGGATTACAATAGCAACAGGTTATACCGTTAAGTCATATGCTAATAGTTTAGCTTGGATACTTGTATATGTAATGCACGACTATCAGTCAAGCAGGGTAATAGAAATAAACATCGAATAAGCAAGGGGGATTGATGATGCTAACGGAAGAAGATTTCAAGGCAATAGCGGAGATAATCAGCGACGAACGAACAGCCGCAACCACTTTTGACGAGCACGACCGAATCGACGGTATAATGGTAGCTATGGCCTCTTGGCTTGCAACCACGAACCCGGCCCGACCGTTTGACCGGGATAAATTTATCAACGCGTGCCAATAACTAATGATTAAGGGGGATTAAAATGGTGAACAAGAAAAAACAATACAAGGGTAAATGTAAGCACTGTGGCAAGTATGGCGTCGTGAATAAGGTCGTGGACGTGGACGGCAAAAACCTGATTGACAGCAGGATATGTAAATTTTGCGGTGCGGGAACCCCTGCATTGAGTTAACAGGCACAGGTCATCAGCGATACCCGGCCAGACCGATTGGCCGGGTATCGCCGTTTTTGGTTTTAATAATGACCCTGCCAAAATGGCAGGCCGACTGCCAAAATGGCAGATGGCAGGCCGGGATGGCGTCCACGACCCCCACGACCGGGCCGACCACAAAGCCACTATACCCTATACAAGCATACCGCGTTATTAAATCAATTTTGAGGGTGAGTATAGCAGTGAGTATAGGTTGAGTATAGGTTGAGTAGGGGTAGTTTTTGGTTGTAAGTATAGTATTGACAAGGGTTGAGTATAGCAGGTATAGCAAAAACCCGTTTTTATACGCAGGGCCATACGAAATTTTGCATATCAGTTTTTATAGGTTTTATATTGTCCTATAAAATATGATATATACTTTTATCGCTTTCACTAAGTTTAAGAGAAAATGCTATACACCTATACTCAGACCAGCATTGACAAGGACTTATGCTATACTCAGACCCCTACTCAGACCCCTACTCAGACCCCTACTCACCCGGAATTATATTGACAGCGAAGACAGATTATGCTAAAATAAGAAAAATAACAGCGTTAAACACGATACACACTTTTTTTATAGGAGAAAATTATGCTAAAACAGTTTATTGAGGGCCTGCCAAGAAATCAGTTATGGGCAATCGCTGATTTATATAATTGGTACAATGCCGAGCACCCCGGTTTATCCTGCCGGAAATTCACCCGGCAATTATGCGGGATGACTGGCTGTAAATTACAGCACCCGCGAATTGACGGTAAACAAGCGGCAAGTATTTACTTATCCGATGGCGAATTGAAAGACCCGCCATTGCCCCCGGATACCCGGTATTGCCCCCGATGCCGGGAAACGAAATTGCTAACGGAGTTTTTTAATAAACCCGGCTATTGTCGCAAATGCCATAGGGAATACACCCGCTCGTATTATCGGGCGTATATCAGCCCCCGGCGTAAAAAACCCGAATAATCCCCGGATTTTACTTGTAATTCGCCCGGTTATAGTGTATAGTATATATGGCAGGACAGTAAGACCAGTGCGGCATAACGGTGAAAGCCCGTCGAGTATCCGTAAAGTCCTGCCCGGAATTATAAAACGGAGGATTTTATGTTATACAGAATTTTGACAGAGGATAAAAACCGTGAGACAATCACCGGGATAGTATCAGCCGCGTTCGACGGGTTTACCCTGATACCCGCGACCGGGTACTGGAAGGGCAAGCCGGAATCGTCGTTGATAATCGAGATTGATAGTTTTGGCGATAGCGACGCCGGGCCTAAGGTATTGCGACTTGCCGAAGACATACGTCAAGCAAATAATCAACAAGCGGTTTTAGTCCAATACTCCGCCTGTTCAAGCAAATTGATAGCGGGGGAATTATGAAGGATACGGGGCGTCTAATAAAATCGTTGTGGATACGGGCCTGCCGATGGGATGGCATATCCGTCGATTGTAAATTCGCCATATGGAGTTTAGATAATCCGTACGCCGAACGCTATAACCGCATGATGGGCCTGTTCCTGAACGCGTGGGCGACCGCATGAAACGATTGCTCCCGTTACCGACGCGACCGATAATAATCGCCGGTTGGGACTGGCGATTCTGATACCCTGTTTCCTCCCGCCGGGCCTGAGAACGGAAGCTGGACGACAGGCCCGGCCCACTTTTAACCGTCGTCCGATTAGGGTAAACGCATGGGATTATTACTGGCGAACGAATTGGCGGCAGGCCCGGCTGTTATCGTCGGGATTTTAATCGGCTGTATTGCATTGGCGATTGTAGGACGACGAAAATGAGACAATACCTGGCATATCTGGCGATACCCTACGTTGTGTTCGTCGTATGTTTTATCAGCTATCAGAAGGGGACAGATACGATGGCGGCTCTTGATAGATGGGTGCGAAAATTATGAGGATGCTACCATTATCTAATTCAGACGACGTAGCATGGGTATCGGACGCCGCCTACGAATTATGCCGGGTTTTTACATGGCGTCTAAAAATGTCGGGCGGTATAGCATACGTCGTTACGTCGTTACATGCTCCGGGTGATAATCGGCATGTAATTGTTATCCGCTTGCACCGGTTGATAATGCTATGCTTTGACGCGGCGTTCGACGTTCACCATATCGACCATAATATCCTGAATTGTGAAGATGATAACCTTGAGATACAGGATGCGTTATCGCATAGAAGGGAGCATTGTTATGGCAGACAGTAAGATATGCCCGAAATGTAAATCAGCCGTTTTAGATAAACGCGGAAGGTGCCCGTATTGTGGGTACGTTGTGAAGGTGAAGAAGCACACGCGAAGGACTGGACGGGCGGATATAATCGATGGGCGAAGCCGGAAGACCTTGCCGGGGTACTGAAACGAATTGTGGAAGGGGACATTGTATGAGCATAAGAAAAACGTATAAAGACAAGATTGGCGACGGTAAATTTCCGAATTTGTATTGGGTATCGTACTCGAACGACTATAATTACCTGCACGACGGTAATTTTGTCGATTGGATTGGCGATTTAGTCCCGTCGTTCAAGAGCAAGGGCAAAACGATTGCAAAGCCGTTTAAGACCTACGGCGGGGCCAGAACTTTCGCCAACGGCCTGCACCTCGGAAAACACAACGGTTTTAATTTTATCGTAAACTGCGTTACGATTGAAGACCGGCTTGCCGGCGAGTTATATGAGAAGTCCCGGATATTTGACCCGGTAAATGCAACAATCGTGTTCGTCGAACGCGAGGATACCGGTTTTACTAAAGAAAAAATGTTGGAAGCCGGAGAAGATTTTGCTTGACAAGGCCCCGGCGATATGCTACACTACAAACTGAATGGGGCCGGGAAAGTAGGCAGGTGCAGTGCATACTGCCTGTAGGCGGCCTTAAACCCGGCCCCCGGAATTATAACGGGGATATGGTTATGAAACGATTCACATTTAAGATAACAATTACCGGACTGTCTGAAAACGGCAACCCCGACGAAGCGTGGGACGACGCGACGGAACAATTCTCGCTGGAACCCGGCCCGACGCCGGAACCGGGCGAATATACTGTTGAGGGGGAGCCGGAAGACGACCAAGCAACACGGGATTTGCAACAGGATACCGGGAGTGCGATAATCGAAATAGTTGAACCAGTGGAAGGGAAAGACGATGGAAAAGTATCGTGAACTGACCGAGGCGGCGATTAAGTCCGGGGAGTTTGACGGGGCGATGGCGAGCGACCGGCGACCGGCGAAACTGACCCCGGCACCTAAGATAGAACGGCCCCTAATCCCGCATAAAATGCGGGATTGGTTTCCCGGCTCACAGGATTTTCATTTTGGCGGGAGCAGTGATTTTGCTCCCTGAACTGGCTGAGATAAACGAGACCTTGAAGGGGACGGTATGAGCGGCACAGACATAGAACGGTCAAATAAAATGGACGGAATTAAAGTACCGCACGTTGATTGCGTTGCCTCTGGCTACGAATGGATATGCCCCAAGTGCGGGAAATTAAACAAACGAATCGAATACACGTCAACTGATACGTGTTCGGCTAAAAAGTGCCTATGCGATGTGAACGTCGACTTTCCTGAGCATGCTATGGGATAAAATTCTCTCTCCCTTCTTGACTGGCCCCCGTCCTGAGCGGGGATTGGGGGCCGGGGTTATTATAAATTTTGGAGGCATAAATGAAAAACACGGTCATCGAAATACAATTGGTCAACGATATGGGGCGAAACGAGGATATATTTACCGGGACGTTTGAAGATGCGTTAGAGCAGATTGCCGAGCATCCTGATTATCCTACGCCGGTGACCGCCGAGGAAGCGGCGGAAACCCTTGTTGACATAGATACAGATAGCCGGGAAATGTCCGACCTTGCGGCCTGCGATTATCGGGTATGGGTGAATGAGAAACTAATATGAAGTTCTGGGACGTAGAATTTAAGGACGGAACGAAAATACAAGCAAACGACCCCGGACAATTTACCGTCCACGGTGTAATACTATACGCCGTGATAATGGGACTGGCCGTGTGGGTAGCGTTTCGATTCGGGGGGCGATTATGATTAAGTATAAACTAACAGACCGTCAATGGGTTTTAAGAGAAAGGAAATTGTATTATGAAGTTTGAAATCAAGCATAAATTAACTGGCGAATTAAAATTCAGCGTCAAAACATCTTCGTGGAAATCGGCGATTGAGGCGGCGATAACAGCGAAAACAGACCTCACCGGTGCAGACCTCGCCTGTGCAGACCTCACCCGTGCAGACCTCACCGGTGCAAAACTCACCGGTGCAGACCTCACCGGTGCAAACCTCACCCGTGCAAACCTCACCGATGCAGACCTCGCCTGTGCAGACCTCACCGGTGCAAACCTCACCGGTGCAGACCTCGCCGGTGCAGACCTCGATTTTTCGGCGTGGCCTTTGCATTGTGGCAGCTTAAAAGCAAAACTCGACGCAAAACAAAAACGCCAATTGCTCTATCACTTATTGGCTGTTGCACCGGAATATCGCACAAAAAAACTGCTCGTCGAAGCTAATAAATTCCACAGGATACCAGAGGTGTCCGAACTGAAAATTAAATGAAACGCCTCCCCAAAGCACAGATTGACCAAGATGCCCGGAGTATCGTCCGGGCGTGGCAAGCAACCTATGGCGGTCGGAACCTGAGACGCATTTATCTGGCAACCCGCAAGGAAGTTTTGTCTATACTTAACAAATCTAAGAAGCCAGCTAAGCAGTTAAATAACGAACAAACAACCGTATAAGTTTTTGGAATAAAGATTCTGAAAATTGACGCCCTGATGAGCGAATCAGCATTAGGGTAGAGAGCCGTTCGGCGTAGTGGCTAATAAAAACGCCGTTGAGATAGGGTGTTAGCCGTGGCTAAAATCTCACTCCGGGTGGAACCCCCGGAATCGTGTCGCGGCAGCACCCGGCAATCATAAACTAAGGGGTATCATGTGTAAGAGAGTCATAAGCCAACGTGAAGAGCAAGCGTACCGGCTAACACACAGCGACTTCGACGGCCTCCCGATTGACCAAGCCGCGACCACGATGGGGATTTCCCGCAAGGCCGTCCTGCGGCTCCTGAAAAACATCGAACGCAAGGCCCCCCAGCTTACGCCCGTACTCACACCCCGTCAACAGCTTATCTTGATGCTGGCCGGGGACAAGGGGCAGACCCCGGAGCAGATTGCGACCTCCACGGGATTGTCGGCGGGCTATGTCCGAAAAGTAATCGTGTTTTTAGAAACCCACGGGTTTGTGATGCCTAAATCTGAAACACGAAATTATACGCCGGGGCTGGATGGCCGGGTGGTGGAGAGGTTTTGATGGGCAAAATTTGTAAAAGATGCCACAAAGAAAAGGATATTTCCTGCTATACCCCCGACAAACGACTTGAGGACGGGCATAAAGGGGTGTGCAAAGTGTGCGTTCTCGTTAATGTTAAGAAGTATCAAGAAACAGAAAAGGGGAAAAGGTCTTTGATGCGATGCAGTTTGAAAAAGCACCACAATATGACCATAGAACAGTATAATCAAATGCTGCAAGACCAAGACGGCGTATGCAAAATATGCGGGAGCGTGAATCCGAACGGGGCGAGACTGTCTGTTGACCACGACCACGCGACGGGGCGGATACGCGGGTTGTTGTGTATAACCTGCAACAGAAAACTTGCTATTTTTGAACAGGAATTATTCGCAGAACTTGCCCGGAACTATTTATGTATATAATGACAACCCCCGTCCAGCATATTCGTGGAGTAGGGCCGCAAAAAGCAGCGGAACTTAACTCGTTGGGGATAAAGACAGTGCTCGATTTGCTTGAATACAGACCCCAAAGTTACATATTCCCCGGCACGACCCCCATCCGTGACCTCCGCGTTGGGGAGCAGGCGTTGATACAGGGGAAGGTCACGGCCTGTTACCGAAAGCCAACACAGGCCCCCATCGTTTCAGTTACGGTCGAAGACGAGACCGGGAAGGTCGAGTTGATGTTTTTCAACCAAGTTTGGCTCTTGAATAATATCCGAAAAGGTATGCTGATTGCTGTTTGGGGTAAAGTATCAGAGTACAAAGGGCAGCCCCAGTTTTCAGGCCCGAAGTTTAGTACCTGTGCTTTTAAGCCGGACGAAATAGCGGGCGGTTTATATGGTAAATATACCCAGACGATTCGGGCGGCGTTGAGGGCCGTGCTGGTGGATGTTGAGATACCTGAATGGCAGGATATGACAGACGAGACCGGCGAGGAAGCGTTGACCCGCAAGCAGGCGTTTACCTGTTTGCACCAGCCCGAAGAAAAACATTGGGTTGATGTGGCTCTCGACCGGCTCCGGTTTGACGAACTTCTGATACAGCAGTTGGCGATGGCTGTGAAAAGGCGGCAACAGGTAAACTATAATGACAACGGTATTGGTCTCGTCTCTGGATATAGCAAAATTTCGGATTATTTCCCTTACGAATTTACCAGTGACCAGAACCAAGCTATTGTTGACGTACTTGAAGATTTACGCGGTGGCCGGACGATGAACCGCCTCCTTCACGGCGACGTTGGAAGCGGCAAGACGGCAGTTGCGTTCTACGCAGCGATGCTCACGGCCCTGAACAACAAGCGAGCGGTTATCCTTTGTCCAACGACAATTTTAGCCCAACAGCATTATGATACACTGAGGGGGATGGGGTGGGAAGACGTAGAATTGTTTATCGGGGGCTACGAAAATAAAGCCGAGTGCCATCGCAAACGGAAAATATGTATAGGGACAACAGCCCTTTTGCTCGATACCGAAATGCTAAAGGAATCAGCCCTTGTAATCGTCGATGAACAGCAGAAATTCGGGGTTCAACAGAGGGCATTACTCCAGAAATATGGAAATCCACACGTTTTACTTATGAGTGCTACGCCCATCCCTCGCACGATAGCCCTCACAGTTTTCGGCGACCTCGACGTATCAACGATAAAAGAAATGCCGATTAAGCGTGGGGCCGTCGTGACCCGTTGGGTTTTACCGGGAAAAAGAGAAGGCGTTTACGAATTGATTGGCGAGCAACTGAAGGCCGGGCACCAGGCTTATATTGTATACCCCAGAATAAAATCAGGAGACGAGGACATAGAATCAGCAGAACGTGGATTTATGCTGATAAAACATTTATTCCAAGGCTACGAAGTAATGTTACTAACCGGTAAGAATACCAGCGAAGTCAAGTCGGCTGCCTTGCGTCATTTTAAGTCCGGTAAAATAAAAATTCTTGTTTCCACGGTCATTGCCGAGGTGGGCCTTGATTGCCCGAACGCCACGGTCATGCTTATAGAAGGTGCTGACCGCTTCGGCCTGTCTCAGCTTCATCAGCTACGTGGCAGGGTATGTAGAAGTACCGAAACAGCGTTCTGTTTCCTAATGGCCTCCACCGCCAACGACACGTCAATCGCCCGGCTCAGGACAATAGAGCAAACAAACGACGGCTTCGAGATAGCCGAGGCCGACCTGAGACTGAGGGGGCCGGGCGAACTATTCTCGACAAAGCAGCACGGGTTGCCTGATTTGAAGTTTGCGTCGCTGGTCGACGATTACGATTTATTGTTAGAGGCCCGCGGATTAGCGAAAAATTCTCTTGACAAACTGAACACGCCAGAGTATAATGGCCTTAAACAAATGTTGGAAATCAAATATCCGAAACTCGATTTGATTGGAGTAAGCTAATGAAAGCGAAAGTATTAAACGATTACTGCGAGCACAAGACGGGTGATGTTGTCGAAGTGGTGAAGTCCCGCGGCGACCCCGGTTATGATTTTGTGGGGGACCCCTCCAAAGGTTCTTATTTCTTAAAAACCGAACTCGAAATCCTCCCCGACGACGCGGCCCCAACTGAGGCCCCTGCTGTTGCCGAAGGCACGGCCATACCCGTTGTTGGGGCGGCAGAATTTAGAGAAGCAATTCAGAAGGCCAAAAACGGTGAGGCGATTGCGGTCAATCCTTCGCCCATGCGTACCTTTGATACGGGTGCAACCCGCACAAACGACACCGGGAAACTCGACTACGAAGGGTTCCTCAGCCCACTGGTGCTTGAGCGATACGCTCAGTATCTCAATAAGCATCGCGTCCAAGCCGATGGGAATATCCGCGATTCGGACAACTGGCAGAAGGGTATTCCGAAATCAGCGTATATAAAATCGGCGTGGCGACATTTCATGGACTGGTGGAAGGGGCATCGAACCCCCGTATTACAGGCCGCTATTGGCGGGACTAATGAGCAGTTCGAGGATGCTATGATGGCTGTTCTTTTTAATGTAATGGGCTACGCCCACGAATACCTGAAAGAGCAGGCGAAGCAGTAATGATACCCCGTACTGTTTATCTCGATATGGACGGAGTTATCACGGACTTCTCCGGCGGCGTTATGAAATATTTTGGTCTGACCCGACTTGGTCACACCCCGGACGAAATCAAACAATGGAATTGGTTTGCTGATTTCGACCTCGATGAAAAGGCTGTGTCGGAGTTTTTATCAACCAGCCGTGAATTTTGGGCCAGTCTCGATTGGACTCCCGAAGGTAGGGTCTTATTCTCAGTCTTGTATCAGATGTACGGTGCGGACCTCAAAATCCTAACGACACCGTGGAGGAACAACGAGGCGTGTAAAGGCGGTAAACTGGATTGGGTAAATAAAAATATCCCGCGTATGGCCGATAGTGTGGTTTTCAGTTTTGATAAATCAAAACTCGCGGTGCCTTGGAGTATACTCATAGACGACTGTGAAGAAACTGTCGATAAATTCAGAGCCGCAGGCGGCATAGGGATTTTAGTTCCGAGAACGTGGAACACGGGAGGAAAGAGAGTATGAGAGTAGCCGAAACCGTTATTGAGTGTAAAAGCAGGACCGACCGATTTGAACTATTTGTATTTGGCGATATGCACATAGGCAAACGCAACTGCGACGAGAACGCCATACGAAAACAGGTCGCCGAGGTTCTACGTCGCAGTAAAATGCCTGGTCGCCACGTCCGGGTCCTGTTGGGTGGCGACAATATCAACGCTGTCATTCCGAAAGATATAAAACGATTCGACTTCAACGATATGGCTGATTGGTTTGTGTCTGATGAAAAACTGGACTGGCGGGAAATGCTTGGCGATGCCATTAACCAGGAGGTTCGCCGGGCTATCAGCGTACTCCAACCAATACGCCATCTAATAATCGGGGCCTTGCATGGCAATCACGAAGATGCGATACGCAAGCATCATAACGTAGACGTGCACGCTCGACTATGCGACAAATTGGAAATAGAGGACCTTACCGACGAGGCGTTTGTAAGATTGAAATTTAACTGCGGGGGGGTGGGTGCAACAGTTAAGGTCTATCTTCGCCACGGTTACGGCGGAGGTCGGGGGGCCGGGGCCGAGCCGAACAAACTGTCAGCAATTATGGCCGAGTGGGAAGACGCTGATATTTGTTTCACAGGACATACCCACTCATTCTGCATATCAGCCCCCAAACCAGTATTGTTTATCCCGAACCGGGGCAAACTACCGTCAAAGCTGTGTATCAGACACCGCTACGCCGCGAACTGGGGTTGCTGGCTGCTGTCACATATTATGGGTCCGGGGTCCTACGAGTCGGCGGCCTGTTACCCATCCCGGCCTATGATGACAGTGAAGGCCGTTATCTGGCCGTTCCACCATTCGACCCAGTTGGGCGGTGAACAGGATATAGTCCGTCCGAAAATTGAATTAAGGTCATACGCTATATCGTAGGTAATCTATGCCCAGAGCCACAGACGGTTGCGGAAAAACTGACGACCCCCGCCCGGTCGATAAACGGAAATTCGACGTTGGGTATCTGCGGGCGTTCGGACTACCGTGCCCGGATTGTAAAACGACCGGGGTATTACCGGACAAACCAGGAATCAGAACCAGATGGACCTGCACGACTTGTGACGGTCTTGGATTCGTATCAAAAGATAGACCAAAAAGGATGAAGAAAGATGAAATACCCGAATAGAGACCGTTTAGTAGGATTCGCTGACGCCTTTACAGCCCTCTGCACCATCCTGGTCGTGTGGAACCACGCCGGGAACCGGACCTGGTGGCTGCTCTATGCCGCGTCCTCCGTTGTGTTCGTCGCTCTGATGGCATATAAACGCCTGCCGGGGTGGGCCATCGCCGGGATTATATTTTTCGGAATCGGCGTCCGTAATTTTATCGTGGGGGGTTAATATGGGAATGTTAAATTCAATCGCAAGTATCAAGGCTGTGTTGTTCGGGACCCGTAGTGTGTTTGGTGGCCAACTCCGTCGCCACCCCCATCAGGCCGGGCGTAACGCTCCGTGTCGGTGTGGGTCTGGCAGGAAATATAAGAAATGTTGTTGGTTAAAGGACTATCGGGCGGGGATTATAGGATAATAATGGAACCGTGGCAACAGATACTTGCTGATTGCGGATACCCGACCGAGATTTTAACGGTCGATTTTGAATCATACTTCGACGACGAGTACCACTTCCGCAAGGATGCCGCCGATACCGTTGGCCTGTTGACCATAGAGTATATTAACGACCTAAGGTGGGAGTTGGCGGGGTTGGGTATTGGCGATGGATATGGTATGACTGCGTTCCTGCCCCCCGATGAAATCAAAGCCGCTCTATCCAAAACTAACTGGGAAAATCGCGTTGTAATCTGCCAAAACGCCCGATTCGACGTGACCGTTCTCCAAACAAAATTCGGTATAGTCCCCAAGCATATCGTCGACGTGAAAGATTTACACGCCCACTACGACGCCAGTGCCAGTCATAAACTCAAAGATATGGCCAAGGAATTTGGCCTACAGGCCAAGGGCGAAACCCAGGATTTCAAAGGTCTGCACTACGATGCCATGACCCCGGAACAGCAGAAGGCGTTGGCTGATTATTGCCTTAACGACGTGGACCTTGAAACAAAACTATTCAAAATACTATTACCTAAACTCTCTAATCCAACCGTCGAATTACGCCTGATGCGGCACACCCTCGACATGTGGCTCCATCGAGGATTTGATTTTGACCGGGACTTGGCCGACTCGCTCAAGGTCCAGATGTATGCCTTGACTATCGCTGCCGTGAATAAGACGGGATTGGTCGATGAAAATCATGGCCGACTGTATAATAAATACTTCTGGGAAGGTAGAAAGATTCCCAAGAAATTCGATGGTAAATCAGACGAAGCCGTTGATATAATGATTAAAGAGGAGGCCCGCGAGGCTGCCGCCACCGACCTCCGTGGGGATACGTTTGTGAAACTCCTCCTGGCCCAGGGTGAACAGGTCGAATGGAAAGCCGGCAAACGTGGCAATGTCGCGGCCCTGGCCAAGACCGACGACTATGCGAAGTCATTGATGGCCCATCAGAACCCTATTATTCAAGACCTGATGACCGCCCGGATGGCCGTGAAGTCCTGGCCCCTGCATACGAAGCGTATTGAGAGCATGGAGAAGCAGTCTGCCGCTAATGGCGGGATACTGCGAACGCCTTTGAATTATTATGGGGGCCACACTGGTCGATGGTCGGGCGGCGAGGGTATAAATCTACAGAATATGGGCGGTAAAGGCCGGGCCGGGTCCGGGGTTGACCCGTTGATTGGTAAAGTTCGCGGCCTGCTCCGTGCTCCATCAGGATACGTATTAGGTATCGGGGACTCGGCCCAAATTGAGGCCCGTGTTCTTGCGTGGTTGGCCGGTCAGGATGATTTACTTACTGGCTTTGCGAATGACGAGGATATTTATTCCGAGTTTGCAACGACTCTGTTTCGCGTGCCCATTCGTAAAGAACGCAGCACAGACCCAAAACCAGTTGCCAAATTCCTTTCTATTAAAAGGGGGTTTGGCAAAGACGCAATTTTGGGCTGCGGCTATGGTATGGGTGCCGATAAATTCTATCAACGATGCCTACAAAATTCGTCTTTACGCCCGGCGTTTGATAGTGGCCAGTACAATCGCCAGTTTATCCAGAAACTTATTGATACATACCGGACAAAGTATTCTAAGATTCCTGCATACTGGCGGGCCGTTGAGACCGCGTTCAAACAGGCACTACGGTTCCCGCATTTACGGCCTAAAGTGGGGCAGATAGAGTTTTCGTGTGTTGGTCACGAAGTCCAAGTTAAGTTGCCGTCGGGCCGGATATTGTATTACAAACAGTGTAGTATTAAAAACGGCGGAAATATATCTTATCTGTCAGGTCCTAAGAGGGAGAGCCTATGGGGGGGGTCGATAACCGAAAACTTGGTCCAGTCCATAGCCAGAGATTTACTGGGTTTCTGGATATTAGAATGTGAATACGCTGGGTTGCCGGTTATATTAACTGTTCACGACGAGATTGTTTGTTTGCTCGAAAAGGACGCTACTGATGTGGGGTTACAAAACTTGCTCCGCATAATATCTACTGGTCCAAGTTGGACTTCCAGTTTGCCACTGTCTGCTGAGGGTAAAATTTCAGATGCCTATACAAAATAAAATATGCTCTAAATGCCGAGTGGAAAAACCGCTTAGCGAATTTTATCCGCATAAAAAGCATTCGCTGGGGGTGAGTTCAGCCTGCAAAGAGTGTACGCGTAGATATGCGAAAGAAAGCTACTATGCCCGCCCTAATAAGAAAATATCGGGTTACAAATATCGGAAATCTTTACGCGGTGCAGAGACCAGGAAACGTTACGTTCAAACAGCCGAGTATAAATTTAACAGGTGGAGATACTGGATAAAGTCAGAGTATAATTTAACGCCGGAACAGTATGATAAGTTATTGCAGGCACAAGGAGACGCCTGCCAGATATGCGGCAAGCCAGAAACAGCTTGTAACCAGTATGGGCTGATGCGATTGGCTATCGACCACGACCATACAACCGGCAAAATCCGTGGGTTACTGTGTCAAAAATGTAATCAGGCCATTGGTTTAACGGGCGAAAATGTTGAGATTCTTAAACAGATTATAAAATATCTTGGCCAATATGAAAAATAATTTAAGATTTTGCTTGACAAACTGGATAGAACGCTGTATATTGTAAGTAGGATAAAACTATGAACCTAAGATGGTCAAAAACATTCGGGCACCCGGCGGGGAGTAACGTAATCGTTGGCCTTAACCTACTCTATTGGGCCTTCCCCCTGAGTATCGGCGGTCAGATTCGGGAAATAGGGTATAGTAAAACAGCGACTGGCTACTATCGCAGTATCAGCATTGGAATTTTATGTTTCTCAATAACAGTAACCTATGCGGAAATTAAAACTACAAAAATTTGGTAGAATAACAGGGGGAAACTATGAATTGTCAGGATTGTAAATGGTGGCATAAAAACGCAGTAAAAGGTAATCGTTTCGGGCAATGTGTCTGCCCAAACATAGTGCGGCGGGACGATACTGAACCCCCTGATGACCCTAATGTTTCTGCTTATTATACCGAATACGAAGGTCAGGGCGGGGATTTCTTTACTAATGCTAAGTTCGGATGTGTGATGGGGGTGAGGTCATAACGATGAAACTTTGCAGGCACAAATGGGGATTGACCACAATCGTCTTAGACCGCTTTAGACTTAAATGCTCCAAATGCGGAAAAGTAGCGACTATAGCAAGGGACATCGAGGACGCCTTTTTACACGGATATTGTGGACTGCATTACGCCAAAGGTCTCTTTGGTACGGGAAGACTAACGTTGGTTACTTTTTGTTTCGGCGGGAAAAAGAAGAATTTTGTAATATCGTCACTTAGGGGCATGGATTTTGACGTGCCTAAATTCAAGAAATGTTTGCGTAGGTATATGCTCGAACACGGGCAAAATGAAAAAGTCTAAATCCAAAACCTTCTCCCGAATCGCCACGGCCTACCACCAACTCAAAGCCGGGGGCCGACCCCGCGTGACCGGGGATGGGTCGATACCGACCCATCCGGTAGTGCCCGTTGCCGCCCTGTCTGAGGGGGATGTTCAAGAATTGTGTATGGACTGGTTGAAGCGACATAGGGTTTACGGGGATAGGAATAACGTCGGCAAGGGAACGCTTGGCAAAGGTGGTTTTTACACTTTTGGAATCGTTGGTGGTGGGGACTGGATTGGTTTACTCCCGACCGGGATTCATATCGAGATAGAATTTAAGAAAGGAATCGGGGGTCGACAGAGTAAAATCCAACAGGAGCGGCAGGCGAAGATACGCGGGAACAATGGAATCTATTTAATAATCCATGGCTTACCGGAGTTAGAGTTTTTGATGAAAGGGGTTTTATGAAGTATATAAGTATTGACGTTGAGACGACTGGACTTGACCCCGATACTTGTTGCCTTCTTGAAATAGGGGCAATAGTTGAGGACACAGAGAGTAAACACGGACGGGGCATATGCCCAGAGTTTCATCGTTTCATATACAGTCCATTGTATTCGGGGGAAATTTATGCCCTGTCATCCAATAAAGATTTATTGGGCGAGATACTGCGGCTGAAATGCAATAACGATTTCCGCGTATGCACAAGTTCAGAAGTTGTTCCCGCGTTCAAGTGTTTTCTTGCCCAGAATAACATAGAGAAACCAGTATTTGCTGGTAAGAATGTAGGATTGTTTGACCTTCGATTCTTGCGACGACTTCCCGGATGGGAGAGTATAAAACACCATCACAGAACAATAGACCCGACTCTACTGTTTATGGATTGGGAAAACGATGCCGTTCCACCAGATTTGAACTTGTGCCAAAAACGTGCGGGTATAAACAAAATAGTTTCTCATCGTGCACTCGACGATGCTTGGGATGTCATTCAACTTCTACGAAAGGGGTACTAATGAACACGCTATCAGCAACCTCAATCGGCTGTTTCAAGGCTTGCCCAATGAGATACTATTACAGATACGTCCTCGGCCTGACCCCCGTCGCCGAGACCGACGCCACCCGGATGGGAACGAACTACCATAAGATACATGAAATCGCCGACCTCACACCGGGTGGGGCCTGCCCCGATTGCCACGGGCCGGGGAATGAGACCTGTGCTCTGTGCGTCGGGACCAAGACGCTGCCTGATAATATAATGGATGCGGTTATCCGGCACCTGAATAAATCTTATGCGACCATGCCGGTATCCAAGACCCCAGAAGAATGGGAGACTGAACGGATAACCCTTCTGTATTCACTGATTGGCTATCAGTGGTTATATCAAGACCCTGGGTACGTAGTCGAGAAGCTGGAACAGCAGTTCCGAATACCATTAACTTCGCCAATCACGAGGGCTAAACTCCACGCTGAATTGATTGGTAAGATTGACCGGACGTTCAGTGCCGAGAGTAATCGGTTTGTCCACGAATATAAATCAACCAGTAAGGGTATCGAACCCGACTCGACCTACTGGAACCATCTGACCCTTGATACCCAGACCCGGCTCTATACCTATGCCGCCCGCCGGTTGGGGTTGGGGCAGGTCGGGGTGCTGTATGACGTGTGGCATAAGCCGAAGACGGCTCCTAAAAATCTCACGCAGGGGGAATCAGCCGAGTTTGTTAAGACCGGGATGTATTGCGACACAGGATTTCGTATTGGTAATGGTGATAATGCCCCATCTGTAAATGGCGTAACCCCCCAGATAGAACCCGGCAAGAAACCCGGCACCTTCGCCATCCGTGAGACCCCCGAAATGTATGGGGCAAGACTACTGCTCGATATTACTCAGCGTCCTGAGTATTACTTTGCCCGCAAGGAACTGGCCCATAACGACGACGACATCAAGGCGTTCGAGTGGGAACTGTTTAACATTTACACCAGCATCAGGATGATGGCCGTGAAGAATACCTGGTACAGGAACGAAATGAGTTGCGAAGCGACATACAAGTGTGACTATATCGACTTTTGTTACAACCATATTAACTTAGGACCCCAGGACATACCTGATGGGTTCCAGAAAAGGGGTGCATAATGTTTGTTAGCAAAAAGAAATTGGAGGGTATTGAGTGCGGCCTTCGTTATTTTCAAAAACGCGTTGACGAGCTATCCGCACAGATAAAAGTCCTCGAATGCCCGCACGAAACAGAAACAGTATCCTGTATCCAGCGGATTTTTGACGGGGATTTTATAATTTATACATGTGAAGATTGCAAACACCGCCGCTCTGTTAGGTGGTGTGATATTCCCCCCAATGAACAAAAAGTCCTTCTCAAAAACAGGATAGTTCCAAGTGGCTGGGATGTTACCAATATCAAGAATAAGCCTTATAAGGAGACCAAATAATGCCCCCGACAATCCTAACCCGACCCCCCGCCCCGGCCCGACCCACGACCCAGGCCCAGAGGTCTCAACCGTTGGCAATTAAACGATGGACCGATACCCATTCCGGCGAAAAGATTATTGTCTACGGCGAGACAGGCATGGGCAAGAGCAGTTTGTGTATCCTCGCCCCGAACCCGGTATTTATTCCGCTGGATGACGGTGCCCGGAAACTGATACATCCCAACGGCGAGCGGCCACTGTATATTCCGAACACTGATGCGGCTGGGAATGAAATTCCTCATACATTCCAGACTGTTCGTAATGCCCTGAACGCCTGCCTTACACTGGATTGTGAAACGGTAGTGATTGATACGGCGACATTACTTGAGTATCTGGCCGAGCAGCACGTTATTAAGACGTTGCCCGCGGCCCAGGGGTCCCAGGCCGTGAACATCGAATCGTATGGATACGGCAAAGGCTACAAGCATATCTATGATACGATGCGTCTGGTCCTGTTGGACTGTGACCGGCTAATTGCTATCGGCAAGAACGTGATATTCATAGCCCAGGGTACTAACAACCGAATCTCAAACCCAGGCGGCCTTGATTACCTATGTGATGGCCCCCGCCTCTACAACGGCAAGCCATCAGTGCTGTCAATGTATTGCGAATGGGCCGACCACCTGCTCCGCGTGGCCTATGAACAGGTCTCGGCGACCAAGGAAAAGAAAGCCACGGGGTCTACGGTACGAAACATATACACGAAGGCCGAGATATATTTCATGGCAAAGTCCAGAACGGTGGACGCTAATCCAGTGACGTTCGCCACGCCGGCGGATGATAGTATCTGGCAGTTTGTGTTTAAGAAAGGGTAAGATGAAGCTACGGCATAGGTTTAAGGTAGGGGATAAAGTACAAATTGTTCGTCCTATGTACCACGGTTCTAACCAGTTAATGCCCGAATACTATCGTAGGCAATATGCGAAAAAGGGAAAAATATCTGGACACGGTTACAATGGTTATAGATGGCGAATCAAATGTCCGAGAATTACGTTCAACGCTGATTCTCGTGAATTAAAATTGGTAAATTAACCGCGGTTATTAACAATTTTTGAAAGGGATACAGAACATGCTTATAAATGTAGCGGGGTATTACAAGGGTACAATTCAGGATGGAGGGGTTGGAGAATCCAGTGGTGGATTCCCCCAGCTTAACCTCGCCCTCAAGGCCACCGAGGTCTATGACCCGGAGACCGATTCATGGCTCCCGGCCAACCCGGAGGCCGACGAAATCTACTACTATGGGGTGTTGATTGACAGCAAGGACCACGAAACATTGAACGCCAAACAGGTCAAAAAGATTACCGGGTGGGACGGGGCCAGCCTCGTCGAACTGGCAACGATGGCCCTCGTAGAAATGCCGATTCAATTCCGCGTCGAACCCAACACCTACAACGAAAAGACCACGTTGCAGGTATCTTGGATTGACGAACCCGGTGCCTCCCCGGTCCGCGGCGTTCGTAAACTCGATGCTGACGGCGTAAAGGCCCTCCAGGCGAAATACGCTGGTGTGTTAGCATCCACGAAAGCCCCGAAGAAAGCCGTATCGGCCCCGGCGGCAGCACCTGTGACTGCGAAGGCCCCGACGCCGGTGGCAGCCCCCGCTCCCCCCAAACGTGGCCGACCCGCCGGAAAACCCGTTATCCCCAAGACCAACGTGGGAAAATGCACAGCCGATGAGGCGTGGGCTGCTGTGTCGTCATTGAAACGAGATAATGTGACCGACGAGGAATTAACAACAGCGTGGACAGCGGCGATTACATCAGTGACCGGCGATATAAATACCGTCGAAGAAAAGATTACGCCAGAGAACTGGTTCCAGATTAAGGAACTGGTCCTGGCGAAAACAGCGAAGGTTTAAGGACTTGAGACGCTACGTAGTAAGGACCGGTGAAGTTACGGTTAACGAGCGGGTTCGACTCCCGCTCACCGGCTTATGTTTAAGAGATTTATCTGCTGGTTGATTGGTCACAAATTAGACTGGGAAATGCGTACCCACGACGACGGTATCTCAGATACGCGGGACTACTGTAAACGATGTCACTGGACTGGGGAATGGTACTGATGAATGAATTAACGCGAGACTCGAATAATGGAAGTTCACCAGCCGTCCGGGTTGGGGGTGTAGGTCCGAATCCTATGTCTCGCTTACGCCTTATTTTATGTGATACGCTACATACTAAAAAAGAATTTCATCGTATTATGGACCGCTATTGAAAAATATGCCACCGGCGGAAAGATGTACGACATAAAAAAATCTGAACCCAAATTTATATTTGTAATTCCGCTGGTTAAAGATTGGAAGGCCATACTTAATGCCCGACCTTAACATCTTATACGACAAATACTTACAAAACGTCAAGGCGTACCCCGCCCTCCTCCGCCCCCTGGCCGAATCCCTGGGTGTGAGTATCATGTCCTTACACGCCCTGGAGGTCGGGTTTGCTCCGTGTAATGAATACGGGATGCAGGCGTGGGCCTTCCCAGAACGGGATGAGCACGGAGAGATTATCGGCGTATTGTATAGAGATATTAACGGTAAGAAACTTCCAATTAAAGGTTCTAAGAGAGGATTAACTTATGTCAACAAAGCCCAAGAAAACTACGAAAAGAAAAACTGGGTGCGGGTGTCGAAAGAAAACCCCTGTAAACTCTGTGGGAAATCCGACGGGTGTATGTATCCCGATGGAGAGGCTGATGACCCCGCCGCAGTTGTCTGTGTCCATATTTCAACAGGGTCTATCGGGCCTCTATCACCTAATGCCCCCGGCTACCTCCACATACTCGATAAACAACGGAACGACGTTCGTCGTGGGAGTCTGCCTGGCCTATCCCCATCCCCGCATCCCGTTCTTGTTGTCGAAGGTGCGTCAGACGTGGCGGCGGCTTTCGACCTGGGTTTCGTCGCTGTGGGCAGGCCGTCAGCCGAGGGTGGAAAGAACCTCTTGGGAAATCTTGTTCGAGGACGGTCAGTTGTTGTTCTCGGCGAGAACGATTCCGGGGCTGGCAGGACGGGGATGGAATCTACTTTTGCGGCTCTACGCAAAGTTTGTACTTCGGTCTCTAAAGTTATGCCCCCAGAGGGGATTAAAGACCTACGGGCCTGGAAAAACGCAGGGCTGACTCAATCCCAACTTCTCGAATACATTGAAAACACTGGCAATTCCGCCCTTGACCCCAGTATTTTTGAGGATGATATCGCTTATACCATCGCCGAAGAATGGCTAAAACGTGAAAAGACCACGAAAGGCAAGCTGAATTTACGTTTATTCCGTAAGGAATTTGTAGAGTTTACTGGCAAGTGCTACGAGGGGGTATCCGATGAAAAAATCCACGGCGAATTGTACAGGTTCCTTGCAAGAAAAAAGCACCTTAACAAAGATGGAACGGTTGTCCAATACAAACCTACACGTGCTAAAATTTATGACGTTCGAGATGCCTGCAATGCCTTCTGTCTTGTCGATGCCGACCCGCCAACGTGGCTTTGTACTGACAAAAATAGGCCGAACCCATCCCGTCTTATCACGTTCCACAATGGTGTGCTCGACGTAGACAAATACTCAAAAGGCGAGATATGCCTCTATAAGCCATCGCCTGACCTATTCACGTTTACTGTATTACCGTATGATTTTAACCCGGATATTAACTCCACTATATGGATTAAATTCTTAGAGGAAATTTTCAATGGCGACCAGGAAAAAATTAAACTGCTCCAACAGTGGTTCGGGTATAACTGTGTCCCTGACATGTCCTATGAGAAACTCATGCTCTTTACTGGCTGCCCCCGGTCAGGCAAATCCACAACTCTCGAAACCCTGCAAGCTATGCTTGGGGATAACAACTGCTGTGAGACAAGTTTCCAGGCACTTGCCGGTGCATTTGGTTATCAACCTCTCGTCGGTAAACTCTCCGCTATTATCGGGGACGCCAAATCCCCCCGTGCCGGTGAGGCCGAAGCGGTCCTCGAAAAAGTCCTCCATATCACAGGCGGCGATGCGGTCTCGGTCAACCGTAAAAACATGTCGGCACTGCCGCTTATCCGTTTGTTCTGTAGATTTACTATAGCAATGAACGATTTGCCTGCGTTCACCGACCACAGCCGGGCTTTGGAATACCGCACAAATATGCTCACGTTTGAGAACTCATACGTGGGCCACGAAGACCGGGGCCTCAAGGCCAGGCTCAGGAACGAGGCGGCGACCGGGGGGATAATTAACTGGGCCTTGGAGGGGTTGAAATCGCTGTATCAGTCAAATAATTTCTTGCTGCCCCAATCTTCAGAAAAAGCGTTGCAGACATTCAGGGAATTGGTATCGCCGTGCCAAGTGTTTGTCGAACAGTGTATTACAAAACGCGAGGGGTTATTTGAGTCTACTGATTTCTTATACGAATTGTGGCGGTGGTGGTGTAAAAAGGAGGGTCGCAACGAAGGGTTAAAAGCTACGTTTATGCGGAGTTTAATAGCGTCGTTACCCGGACTAAAACTGGCCCGGTCCCGTAAAGGGGTTAAGCAAGAAAAAATTGCCCTCGGTATCTGTGCAAACGATTGGGCGAAGTCTGAGATTTTGAAAGGATAATTTTATGAGAAATCGGATATATAAATCCTCTATAATCTTGTGGTGGGTTTTCGTAATAGTAATCTTCACTATTTTCATCTACAGTCTCGCCGGATGCGAAGCCCGACCCGCCCCCCCGCTTCCGCCGGAACCGGTCACGCAGGCCCAGACGGCTATAATAAGACTGATGGACGTTAATTGGCAGGTCGCGTTGGGTTCGGTGTTGTCAGTGATTGGGGTATTTATATTGCTAAACGGTAGTTCCAAGGGGGTAGCGTTCGTCGGGGCCGGCTTGGCCGCCATAGCCCTCGCCGGGATAACGGTCACGTATTTACAATGGCTGGTTGATTACGGCAAGTATATAATAATGCTGTTGGGCGGGGGTATTGTGATAGGATTTATTTATTTCCTACGGACGGCTGCGGATTTTGATGGCGACGGAAATGTTGATTGGGACGATATAAAATTCTTGTTCAGAAAAATAGGAAGGCCAGTAAAAATATCAGAGGTCGAACCTTAATGCGTTTTAATTCAAGACAATCCCTAATCCAGTGGCTCCACGACCACGCCCCCACGCCGAGCACCAGACACGCCCTGGACCGGGCCGAGGTCACGGTCTGGGGTTTGTTCGAGGGGGGATTCGTGGTCCAGGTAGGGAAATTTTTCCTGGGGATTAGGCCCCACCGGGAAAAGATGGGGGAATGGGTCTGTGGGTTTTTATCGAGAATACCCTGGGAATCCTATATCGGCGGCGATACCCCGTTGACCGGGGGGGACCATCCGGCTGAGGCGACTACCCGGAAATCTGCTTCGCCAGCCACACGTGTTTAATTATTTCAACGACAGCATACACGGCGTAGGGAATTATCGCTACGACTAACGTAGACGCCAGGACCCAGAGCCAACGGTCGGTGTGGGCCAGGTGATTATCCAACGTAGTTCGGATTCTGCCGATACCGTCTAATATAGATTTGTGTTCAAGGGCATTGGTTTCAACGTCCTGCTCACGCAACGATTCTACCCGAACCATTCGTTCTTTAAGCGATTCCTGTTTCATGTTTATCGTCCTTCCTGTGGTGCTGGTTCCTGTCCTTTGTTCAAACCATAATCCGACCATATCAATCGGCGTGGGTCCTGGGTATTGCCCATCCACAAATCGTAGGCCCCCTCGATTGACCTAATATCCTGGGCTGATATTTTTCCGGTAAACGCCCCGAACGTAATCGCTGATTTCTTTATTAACTGGCGAATAATCATCGCCTTTTCGTCATCAGTTTTCTCATCCCAATCAGGTAGTTTACGGGCCTGTTGGATTATACCATATATGCCCTCCCACCCCGATAGGGCAATCATGCCTGAATCCATACCCGTCACCAACCGATTGACTATACCGCCGAGGAATATAGACGGTGCTACGGAATATGTACCCAAGTCTGTAGCCAACTGTTTCAGGTCCTTGGGGGGTTTTCCACCCCTGGCGATGGCCCCGAATATGAGGGCCGGAATAATCTGGGACATCATAACTTTGTAACCAAAATTACCCCATCCGATATCGCCCCGGACCTTTGCACCATATACATCGTGGACCCAATAATTACCCAGAGTAGCGAGTTCGCGTGTGAACACTGAAATACTCTGACTCAATTCCCCGCCACGGTATAGGGCCGGTAGGTCCTCTTTGTGTATCAAGGATTGAGTTTTCTTAATACGGCTATCTGCATACGCCATGGCATCGGCTTCATTACCAACGGATAATTTATCCATCGAATAATCATAATAAGATTTCCATGCTGCGTTGGCCACATTCTTATCAGCCGCGTTATACCAGTTGACAGATTTATGACTCAACTGGTTTTTAAGGGTACGAATAAGGGTCTTCTGATTGTATATCTTACGAACTTCTCGGCCTACATCCCGGTCCGCCATAAACAGAGAATGTTGATTTACAAATTCAGATAACCTATGGCTACCACCCGGAGTGGCGATGGACGCGGCGTTCTTGACAACATACGGGATAAGATGCGGGTCGTCGGCCATAGTAGTGAAATAAGCCAACGGTTGCCGCATGGTCATCAGGATATTTCTGCCGGCTGCGAACGCCGTGGCTTTGGTGCGGAGCAATGCGAATATGCGTTCGATAGGCGTGTTCTCCCGGACCGGGCCGCCACGAATCTTATCAGATATGAAATCGCCCATTATCCGGCTACCCTGGCCATAGGTTCGTCGATTGAGTTCATCCATCACGCCCCGATTGGCTGCGATACCTCGGAGTTGCTTGGCGAGGGGGGCCATCTGAATGAACCGTTGGACCCTGATAGCGTTGTTCATATAAAGCTGTATCAGGTCAAGATTTATTTTACCGCGGGCACCCGGAACACGCAAGAGCAACATACGGCTCTCAGGAGACATAGGATTGCCGGCGGCAAATTCAACCAGTTGGTCAACGAAGTCTTTCTGACCGCGACCGGGGTTGGCGTCCTCGATTGGAACGTATCTAAATTCCTTTTTCAAATCCCCGATATCCCATCCGGCCTGGACGGCTGAGTTCACCAGGGGTTTCCACTGGCTCTCGAATTTGCCCATTATAAATTCATATAGGGCTTTTTCGGAACCCGTAACAGATTTATGAATGGCGGATATGTCCTCTGGCGTGAATCCAGCGTTTAATAACCGTTTTAATCCGGTCTCGTTCTGGCTTAGACCATACACGCCCAGTTTTTCAGAAGCTGTCAATTTATGTCTGGTTCCCTCTATTTTCTGCGGTTTCCACAGGTCAACGAGTTTTTGACCCGGCATATCGTTTATGTACTGGGCCAACTCGGTTTGTTCAGCGTGGGCGTTGAGCCGGGCCAACGACGATTTTTCGACCAGTGGTTTGTAGATTAAACGCTGGAACGGGCCGTCTGGTTTCCTGCCGTCCAATGCCCCGAAGAATCGTTGGGGCATACCGAGTATTTCGGACGGCCTACTGAATAACAGTTTCTTAAACCCGTGAACGAACTTACGCCACGCCGGGGCATTATATTCCTCAATCTCTGTAATCTTCGGTTTGGTCGTCTGAAGCGTCGTAATCAGGTCATCAGCGATACCAACCGTCTTAGACGGGCCTTCGAGTTCAAATCCCAACCGTTTGGCCTCGGCCTGCATCCCCTCGACCACCAGGCGGGCTTCAGCGAGGTCCATATCTTTCATCGAGGTTTTACCAACCAGATTCCGCATGAAATCCATACGTTTAGCCGCATCCCACCCCAACACGTTGGGGATAGAATGGCCCAACCGCAGGGCCTGGGACCGGCTCATTCCCTTGATTTTAGGTTTCTCTGGCTTTGGTGGGGGTTCCGGTGCCCCTGGGGCGGCCACGGGCGGGACCGTGGGAGGTTTCTGGGGCGGGGATTGAGCGGCGGTAGGAGAATAGTAGTTTGCTATCCCCCCCTCGTATATCTTTATTGCGTCATAACCCATACCCTCTATGCTGTCTATATGTTTTTCAATGCCCTCCCAAGTATCGTTACCACCATTGACGGCTTTCAAAAACCCTTTTGCGGTTTTATACGCCTTTCCGGTATACGGGTCTTCAAGGGGGCCGACAATTTTAATTAGGTCGTTCAAATTGTTTTCGTTAGAGGAATCAAATACTTTTTCGGGGGCTATGGTATATTCTTTTACATTACCATAGTCCTTAGCGAAGTTTTTATCTGTACTAAAATAATTAGTTCGTTCTTCATTTGACCCCTGGTATACCTTAATTTCCTGTTTCCCCCCGGTTTCCTGAATAGCCTTTTCAGGAAATACCTCCGCCAACGACGGTTTATCAAGGAACTCCGAGGCCATAGCGTAGACCTTGTTCGCAAAATCAACGTGGTCCTGGGGGTTCTTATGAAACGACTTAGCCACCATGTTCTCATTCAGGTCGGACTTGTCTTTGACCTCAACAAGTTTACGCAGTTCAGTGCCCTCGTATAGAGCCAGATTATAGATGTTCACGTGGGATATTACGTCAGAGTTTTTCTTCAGAAAATCAAGAGTTCGTTGATATGTTTCCGCTGTTTCACCAGGAAGGCCGACCATCACGTTGGGAATCACGGCCATCTTTTCCTGTCGTGCCCGGTCCATCGCCTTGTCAATGATTGTTTCAGTGGCCGGCTTCTTCAACGACTTTAGAATAGGGTCGTTGTAAGATTCTATACCCAGTTCCACATATTTTATACCGGACTCACCCAAGAATTTGGGGTCGAATTTATTAAACTGGGCGGCTGTGGTCTGTACGATGAAACCCTTGAAATTAGGATTATATTTGAGTATTTCATCCTTGGCCAATTTAATATCTTCAAAATTCTTAGCCTGGCCAAACGTCTTGTCATCAAGGTAAACAAAATCTGATTTAAGATTTTTACCAATCTCAATAGCTGCTTTACGAATCAAAGGTTTACTGGCCTCGGTCAACCCCTTGGGAACGGTACAGAAGGTACAATTACCTTTACAGCCCTTGGATAGACCCAGACGTGGGATGACCTTGGAGTCCTTGAACGCACTCAGGTCCGACCCCTCCTTGAACGCCACGCCTTCACCCCTGGCCATCGCCTCGATAGATTCGTAGGTCTTTACGTTGGGGTTGCCTTTGAATGTCTCAGGGGTAATGTTATAACCTCCAACGATAACTTTGCCGGGAAATTCCTTGGCCAGTTGACGTATCAGGTCCTTATTCACATCAAGGGCACTGAACGCTATACGGTCGTACCCAGAAGTCTTTAGGAACTGCCGGGCCTCGTCCATATTGCGGACGACGTACATATCAGACTTACCTGAGAACTGTTTATGTACCTGGCCAATCCACGCCGGTATTTCCCAGAAATCTTGGAGTTTATTATAACCAGGTCGGGTCGAATAAAGCTTATCGTAATAGGCCCTGGCCGCCGGGTCCTCGGCCCCCTGGGTCAGGAGGTCGCTGGAGAATTGAACAGTGAGAACACGACCTTTGTTGGTCTTGGCTATCGTGGACTTACGAACGTAGGGGTTGGTCTTGCCCGTTGCAGCTTCGGCATAGGTCTTGGCGAGTTTGGCTGGGTCTATTTCGCCAAGACGGGTCTCAGTCTGATTAGCCACTATATCAGAATTTACAGAAACAGAATTGCTTTTACCCAACCCCGGCGAATTATCCAACAAACTTTTTGCTATTCCCCGGACACTGTTATCAGTAAACTTACCAGCTTCCTTGAACATCCCGGCCCATTCGGCCCCGACCTTGACGGGCTTACCGTTTATATCCAGCGTGATAAAATCAGGAGTTTGTTCACCTATACTAAATGTATTGCCCTTCTCGTCGGTCAGGGCCAACGGTTTTGTTGGCAACGGTTCTGTTGTTTTAATTTCCTCGGAGGGAATTGTTGGCAACCCCCTATTATACTGCTCCCACAATGCCGGCTGTTCAAACTTATGGCCTTCGGGTAAACCCAACTCTGCCTTAGCTGCAATTCCTTCTGGGGACGCTAACCAATTTTTATAACCGGACTGGAGGGTTTCCATGCCATATCTATCGACGTTCTGTTTCATCACGTCAACAGTCATGCGGTTATCGGCGTTACCCTTCACGACGGGGGGTTCGGGGGGCTGTATGGTAACTTCAGGGGGTTTAACCGGGGCCTCGACCGGCCTGACCGCAACAGGACGCTCTGGTTTCTTACCCGTCATCAACGCACCAACTGTACCCGATGTCAGCGTCTGGGTCAGGTCCCCGCCCGACGCTGCCGTATCCGCGGCGAACGTGGCCGCACCAGCCCCCCGGCGGAGGACGGCGTTTTTAATCTCGCTATAACGGTCGAGAAGTTTGCCCATTACAAGTCGTTTGCCGGCACCTACGGCTCCGGCTGTCGCAGTATCCCAGATGCCCTTGCCCTCGGCACGGGCTTTGGCCGCGGCGTCCAATCCGGCATATAGCGTACCAGGAACTTTTTTACCCCATTCGACAAACCCTACAGGGAGACCGCCTACAACCTCTCCTGGTATGGCCCCCACCCCTGAGACCCCGCGTTCTTTGGCGTATTCGTCCAGATGAACGGCGGTCTTATCCATCAAATCAGCGGCTTTTACGAGGTCAGTGTCGTCCCATTCTTTTCCTGACGTGTCTTTGCCCAGAAGTTCTCCGGTTAATTTGGCCATCCCATGTAAAGACCGTTCAAGAGCCGCCAGGGATTTTAACCCGCCACTTGCGACTGTAGCCAACGCACCCTTTTCGTACCCACTAACTCCAAACCCTGATATATGTTCGGCTGGTTTGGGGGGTTCGGGTTTAATCTGGTCGAACACATCGCCCGCTGGTTGTTCTGGTTTTATTTCGTCGAATACGTCCATTAGAAACTATATCCCCTTTGTTTTGCTATCTGTCTTGCTTTATTTTTATCTCCGCCGGCCTCCTGGAGTAGGGCCGCGGCAGTTGCTTTATCCAGCGTCTTGGTCCCTGCCGGCGTATTTACTCCCTGTGCAAACGGGGATACACGCTTACCTGTGGCCTTCCGTGCTGCTGCGTCTAATAGTTGACTGTCATACGTTCTGGAGGTCATAAGGTCGAGGTCGTTGGCCAACAGGTCCTTCCATACTTTATCTGCCGCGGGTTTAGCAGCTATAACGGCGTCCCACTGTATGTCAAACGCCTTTTTCTCGTCAGTATTCATCTGGGTGTCGTAACCATAGACGGCCCGGTCTGTCAGGTATTCCTGTTTTAATTTTTCAGGGTCATAATAATTTTCACTAAAATACGGGGCCACATACGCCCGGTCCCTGGATTCTGCGAATTTTTTACCAAACGCCGTCATTTCTCCGGGGGACATACGACCCTCTGGTTCCTGGGTTGCCTTAAATGCACCGGCCATGTGGGGAGCGGCCAACTTCCACTGGGTCTGTTGGCCCATCGCCAGGTCCACGACCCCGGATTCTATGGCAGACTGGATACCGTCCAATTGGGTACGGATATCAGATAGTTTATATTTCTCAGCATCGTAATCAGCCTGCATGCGGGCCAGGATTTTATTATGTTGTTCCGGGGGCAAGTTCTGGCCCTGTAGCCTCTTAAACTGTTCAGCGAACCGCTGTTTTAATGTACCCGCCTGTTGGTCTATCACGGCAAATGGGGAGTCCTGGGCCGCTGGGGCCGCCGGGGCGGGGGCTTTAACTACTGGGGACGTTATCCACTTATGCTGGGACACCGAATACATCGGCTCTCCGCCGGCAACTCCCGCTGTAGGATTCTCCACGGCTACAGTTTTCGAGAACAGGTCCAGTTTACCGTTCGTAGTAGATGGATAATACGTATCATTTCCCACGACTATTTTGCCGTTGGGGTCGAGAACATAACCGGGGCCGGGGGGGAGGGCCGAGCCGGGGAGGCCGGTATCCTGTTGAAAGGTTTCCTCAGTATCCTGTCTTGGGTTATAAGCCATAATTTATTCCTTTTTTTTATGGTGTAGTTACTTCGACTATAATCCCGCCCTTAACTACCAGGGTTTTCATCGCGAAACCTGTTGTCATAAATGGTATATTTTGCGTAACGCCGTTATAAATTGGTTCGTAATTACCTGGGTCAATAATACGAAATCCATTTGCCGCATCAACGCAGATGGTTGATTGTATGCTGCCGGTTGCTCTTACGCCATACTCTGCTTGTCTTGGCGTTACCACATAACTTGGGTCATCAATTTGCGTCCAGCAGTTGTCATAATCTGTGTTGGCTACTCCCCAACTTAATGTTCCTGAGGAATTTTTAAGCAGCCCATCAGACGAAGCGACAGGTAGTGTATAGGAAGCATTGCCGGTTTGTGTGCCTGCCGTAAAAGTTGTGGAATAGTTGTTTGTGCCGGCAGACCATAGTTTTAGAGAGCCTGCTGTATTTGTTGCTGCATCTACTCCGGAGATTAGTCCCGCAAACGACGGAGTTGATGCTGTTGTCAATCCCGCTACTGCCGCCTGATTCAGGGTATGAACGGCAAAATCGCCGCCAAGATAATCGGCAGATGTGGTTGCTGTTATGGCCGATACCACGCCGGACGTGCCTTTGAGGAGACCAGTAAATGACTTCAAAACCAGATTTCCGCCAGGAGATAGTGTCAAGACGCCATCTGGGGCTATGCTAATGTTGTCCGAACTAACTCCATCGGTAATTGTTTCGCAAACCAATGTCTGTGAAGTTATCGTTCCGGCAGCAGTAGTTATATTGCCACCAGATATAGTAACCCCCCCTATCAATCCAGATGTAGTTAAGTTTTCATCTCCAAAATCAATATCCCCGCCCGTTGTTGTTATAGATAAATCCCCTGTTGCGTCGCACGTTAAAGTGGCTTTTTGTGTGCCGTTATCTACACCAAGAATATCAAATGAACCAAGCAAATCAAACGCCGTGTTAAATCTGGTAGTAGCTACTGCGTTCACAAATAAATCAGTATAACTCGGATTAAGAATACCAAAGCTGTATTTTCCGGCTGATTGCTGCACCTGAAAATTCCCAACTCTGAAATCGTCAGGGAATGACAAAGTTACCGTTCCATCAGTATCGTCAGTCACGGTAATCTGATTTGAAGTTCCGGCAATCCAAGAAGCAAGATTAGATACAGATGTTAAGGCACCGGCTGCCCCGCCATATATCAATCTGTCTGGTGTCAGGCCGGCCAGCACCCCGGCAAACACTGGGTCGACCTCCTCCGATAAAAACCCACCTATGGCTGTATGCTCCGCCGAGGTCAGGTGATAATACTCGTCAGTAGTTCCACCCTGTATATTGCCCAAGGAATTATGGTCCGCGTCCCCGGACAGCACTCCAGCTGTGGCCTGTAGGACGCCAGATAGGCCAGTTAAAATTAGCCCGGCGAACGTAGGCGAACTGGTCGGTCCCATAGTCTGGCTCACAACGCGACCAGTTAGGTCGTTAATTATTCGTTCGAGGCCTATCCAGTCCCCCGCTACAAGTTGATATGTTTGTAAACCCATAATTGTTCCTTAGTATTGTGGTGAATTGTATCCGGTTCCTACAGCGGGGGTCTGGTCCCCCCAGAAATTGTTACTACCAAATCCCGGTGCGGTAGGACGGGATTGAGGGCTATTCATCAACGAAACAGCTGCGTTCATGTCTGCTATAGCCCCTTGTTTCTTCAATGCTTCCTGTTGCATGCGTTCCTGGGAGTTCATGCCCCCAAAGTTAGTATACATCTGAGACAGGGCCTGCATTGCCTGGGCCAGGAGATTAGTCCGGGTATCCTCAACGCCGAGTTTAGCCTTGGCCGTATCGCTGGCTATTCGGGCACCCGTGGATGCGGCCAGGGACCCGGAAGACATACCTGACGCCACGGCGTCTGACGCGGCCTTGGCCTGGGTCTGGTTGGCCTGAGTGTCAATTATGGCGTTCTGACCGGCCCCATACCCGCCACCCTGCCGGAATAATTTAATCATATCCTCCAAGGTTTTTTGGGCGGGTTGCATATAGCTGTTAAGATTATTACCCCCGGCCATGATTTCTGCTTGGGACTGTACCTTTGCCATTATTTTACCCGTCCTATCTCCGAAATATCGGCGTCTACTTTTTCTATACTGAAACTTGAATCCACGGTATTATTAGATATCACAACAGCCACGGCCCCGTCCAGCAATTTTTGACGAAGCGAGGGCAACAATGAATCCAACGTGAATGTCTTAAATGTTTTCGGGGCCACCCCCGCTTTTATGTCATCTATAAGTTTAGCGGCGGTAACAGCCGAATACAATCCTATAGAAAGCCGGTCGGTATCAATTCCTGTTCGTACTGATAGTTCGTTTAATTTAATCTTGCCCCTGGTCTCCATAGCCGCCACCGGCCCCATCGTGACATAACTATCAATGGCCACGCTGGAATCGTCCGCGGCTATATCGGACTTAGTGGCCTCGTCGTATCTGCGTATATATCCGTCGTAACCGCCAATCAAACAAGTACGTTCAGCGGCGGTCCTGGAGTCAAAATAAAATGACGACGCCGGTATTTGGCCCCCCGCATATTTTTCAGGAAATATACCGTTTGTTCGTAAGTCCAACCACATCGCAGTATGCCAGGCCCCATCTTTCTGGCTTATTGTTATCTGTATGCCGTAACGGTCCTTGTCATAGACCATCGCTATTCGGTCGGTCCCGCGATTAGTGGCCATGGCGGCCAGTAATTTGGGTGCCCGGTCCTTGGTCACGTTGGTGGCAGGTAAACTATTCAATAACGATTCATAAGATATGGTATAAATGCCGTCATTGCCCACGAAATACAAGTTGTATTTATCGTCCCAACAATATGAAGTGGAGCTAAATATACCAGTATTATCCGTTAGAACAGTAAAAAATCCATTGCGTAGGGGGTCAGACCGCAACAGATACATCTTATTAACGCAACCAAAAACTACAAACAAATCCTTATTAGGTATAATAGCCACAATCTGGTCTCCGACCAATCCGGCCTTTTCCGCGGCCTGGCTATTACAGGCACTGGCCACATCGTCCGTGACCAAGGCTAAATCAAGAGGATTGTTAATCCGTGTGGCAAACCACTGGTGGGGATGAAGCTTGCTGTTCATAAAAATACGGCCAAACGCCAAGGCCATAATGTCAGACCCGCCATCAGGGAACGTACCAGCTTCCAAAGTCCAGTTTAGCCAGTGGGGCGGATAGGTCACAGCAGAGGGGGTGAACGTGCCGGTCGGCCCGGTTACTAAATCCGTAAGATTAAACGGCGTCTCGGTAGTGCGATAAATAAGATGGGTATCAGTAGCTATTGTTTCATAAAAGATACCCGCCGCCAACGATGTAGCCTGCAATACCGAGTCCCCCTTCGTCAGCGTACCCGTAACTGTACCAACTATTTTGTCGTTGATAAAATCCAGTTTATGATAGCCAGAATCGTTAATATCGGCAGAGTAGGGCCTTCCGTCAGCAAAATAAATCCGCTGATAGGCACTGCAAACTGCTACCTGTCCGCTCGCGTCAAGGTCGCCCGCTGTAAAGCCGTGCGTCGCACCTAATGGGGTTAAAGTCGCCATTATTTATTCTCTTTTTTCTTCCGAGTAAGATAGTCGTGAATCTGTTTCGTCATCTTCTGGACCCAATTCAATTCCTTATCGGGACCCTTCAATACCGGGCCGTTGTTGGGGTCCGGGACGGCTCCTGAAATTATTTTAGGATTCCCAGGTTTTTTTGTGGGGACCAACGCTTCCTTGGTTCCCTTTTTCTCCAAATCACTCACCATTGCCGCGTAACCTTTATTAGCCACTTTATGTCTCCTTAAAATATATTGCACCAAGACCGTCGGCGTCGTATCCTACGGCAATTAACGTATTGTTGTGCAGGGTATCCTCGTCTGCTGGTACGGCTGGCCGGGCCGGGGGCCACACAACAGCCGCCCTAATATACGTCTCCCGGACTAACGCCGCCCCGCCAGCAGCATAGAATATCAAAACGCCTTCGTCGTAATTCGTGCCAGATGAGGTGTATGTTTCTCCGATTAAAACTACTGCTCCCGCACTGGAAACTATTAAAACCCCCTCGTCATAGTTTGCGGCAGATTCTTCGTATGTTCTGAACAAAAAATCGCTGGTGGCGGTTATAGTACCCCAAGAAGCACCACTGTTGCCGGAAACTGTGCGATGTCCCCCCGCGTACACGGTTCCAGAATTATCATATCTGGGCGTGACTGTATTAGCAGTGCCAGAGCAGTTCGGGTTGGACATAACAATGGCATACATATTTCCCGCTGTCAGCGACGTAGTGGTAGAAAATGTAAGAATTACGTCGGCTCCGGTCGCATCAGTGGGGGCATCAGTTCCTACTATAGAGGCAGTAGAGGCGGTGGCGGCAGCGGGTTTCGCCGTAGCAGGGTCATTAGTGGTACAGGTATATATGGTAACGTTGAAATTTCCTACGGGAGTGCCGACTTTACGCAATCGCAGAATGACCGCTTTTATGTCATAATCAGACTCAGCGGTAAAAGTTTCAGCGTACCAATTAACCCCCCATATCGCCGTCAGAGAGGATGCATTTGTGGCGTCTGCGTCGTCACCCACATACCAGTGGTCTTTAAGTATCAGTGCCATTATCCAGCCAAATCAACCTCTAATGCTAATTGTAGCGTGTCACCGCTCGCCAGCGTTCGCGTGGCTGACAGCGGGACAGACCCTATAAGTTTACCGGTGCCGTCCACAGTAGTAGCCAGAAATGCAGTATTTGCCCCTGTCCACGCTCCGGTGGCGGTGAAAGTAACGACTTTGGTTGTGGTCTTTCTGTCGTTGGTCCCAGTAGCAGCCGAGGTAAAGTCAGTGTTATTACTGGCCACCGCCTGCCTGGCATAGCCCGAACCGGATACCTCTGTAAGGCTGGCCAGAGTAGCGTCCTCGGCCAGAGAAGCGTCAGTGGCCAGTCCTATATAGTAATTGGCAGGAACGCTCTGTTCTTCCGAGAATAGCACTTCCAACGCAAACTGTAACCCCTCTGTATGTAGTTCCATTGCCATAGTTATACATCCCCGTAATAAATTTCACCATCTTTACCGACGGCGATTAACTGTTGTCTATATCTGCCCCCGCCCCTGGCCGTGGGAGTCCACGCTCGGCCTTCCTCGTCCCAACCGTAATCTGGATTATAGTCTATGGGCCGGTCCTTAGTCTGCGGGGGATTGGAAATCCACACGCTACCAGGACCTGTTCCTTCTGTGATAACAGCAGTACCTACAGCACCTACCGGGGCCTCAACAGCCAGTGAGTCTACCCACGGATTATATTCGTTGTGATAAAACAACGTAATCCATCCGCCGCCAGAAGAATTAACTACTGTCAATATCGTTTTACCAGCATTACCTTCTGGGCCGCCTATTACTGGGTCGGGCCAAACTTTATATGATATAAAAAAGTATGGCCCAGGAACATACCACTGCCATTCATAATAATTATTCCCAGAAAAGTCGTGTTGTTCCCGCACACCAAAAAAATGCGTGGGGTACATATTGTACGTAGGCCACCCATTAAAAAGAGTGTATGGTACTATCTGTGTACCCGTTGCACTACCAGGACCGGTAAACACGTAGTCCTCAAACCGTATGACCAAAGTAGCGTTTACATCAAAAGCCACTACGCACCCCCTGTTGGGATTATAAAAGTAGTAGCGATTTGTGTCATCAGAATCACAGGTCTGGTCCCGCCCACCTGGGTTTCGTATGCCTTGACCACGCCGGGCCGTTGGCCCCCCCGTATACGCTCGTCTTCTACATCGAACGGGCGTACATTTTGTAATAGGGGACTGGTAGTTGGCGGTTGTTTTTCAGCCGCCAGTCCTTCGTGAAGCCCGTCGCGTGGGAATTGAAGTTCCATATAATTCCTATCAACAATAGCCGGGGGCAAGGGGTCAACCCCCGGCTTATTAAAACCCGCTTATAGGGCGGGGCATTATTACTAACCCACTGTTACCGCGTCAAAATCACACGAACCGGCTGTTCCCTCGTTGCAATATAGCATAGTGCCTACGCCGCCGTCAGTATGGATAAACAAACAGCCGAGGGCGTAACCAGCAGTACCATCCGATGGAACAGTAGTTCCATACGCCAGCATAATACCATCCTCGATTGTAAATATCGCCCTCGCCGTTGCATTCCCAGCCGGGGCCGGGACCATGTTTTCTGCTTCAAATCCAAACTCGCTCATAATTGTACTGCCTTTCCGAAAGTTCTTGGTCTTGGTATAGGTTTCGCCTTAATAACCGCATGTAAATTCACGCGGGCATCGGCTTTCCACGCTTGGGGCAAATCTTTCTGTAAATACTCCTCAACATGCCCGGCCTGTATATTCTCAAATTTCTGTTCGGCCTTGGCCATACACGCCGATAAAACGGCCTGGTCAAATTTTTGACCAGCCGGATGGAGATTATTGGGAGGTTCTACTACATAAATACTGGTCGTATCAGGAGCCGTGGCGAACCAGGTTCCGTCAGTAAATGTAAAAGACCCCGTGGCCGCCACGTAGTCGTCAACCAACGCCGACTGAGTATTACCAGTACCAGAGATTATACTTAGTCTCCAACCGTTAAAATAGTCGTCGGCTTCATCCCTCGTAGAATCAGCCAGAATATAACTCTCGGCAGTTACCGTCGTGGCTACGCCGGATTCGATATCCAGTTTATTAAACGCCAGCGTATACGAAAACTCAACAGCGGTATCGTCTACCGGGTCAGGATAGACCAACAATTCATACCTGCGTTTGGGCGATAATCCTGAATCTGGTTCGTATTGGCGTATGGCAAGTAAATACGCGTCGCCCGTCGAAACAGACATCTGCCGGAGCCGGCGTATGTCGGATTCCGTTACCCAACGCAATTCTCCATAGGACAACGAATTTTTCGGATATGACGGAACGCCATTTACCTCGCCACCAAAATACTCTGGAAGTGGATATCTACCAACGTCACCGTTAATTGTCTCATATTTCGTGATTACAAATGTATCCGTCGCCGCCGGGGTCGTCCCACCGGGGTCTCCGTTATCCGTAAGCCACGCGGCCACGGTTATAATACCCGTCAGGGCCGTGTAGTCCGTAATCTGAGCGTAACTTCCGGCACCTGTACCTGTAAGGACATAGACCCAGTAACCGTTTATATCGTCGTCGGCGGTATAAGTATTAGCCAGGGTCAAATCGGTAATACTTGTCTCATCAGCAGCATCGGCCACACCGGCCACCGCCGGGCCACATACCGCGACAGACAAGATTCGTTTTCGCCACTGCCAACCGGCGGGAGGGCCATCGGCCATGAATGACCGTATACCGGCGTTTACCACGTCCTTAATATCCTGGAGGTCGTCTTTATCTACGGGTAACATAGATTTACTGGTTCCAGACGGCCCGCGGTAGGCCGTGCCGGCCTCCTTGGCTATCTGGGTACATATTTCCTGCATTGTCAACGCCGATGTAGGTTCCATT